ATGTTCGAGGCCTTGTCGGAAGCCCTTTACGGTAAGCATCAGAGTTTTCTCTTGCCTCTCCGTAATCTTTTAATCTTTCTAAAGACCTTAAAAATCTTTCATTGTATAATTGTTGCAAATCCTGCTCTCCCTTCATGTATATATTAGCTTCCACTAAACTTCCGTATAACATAGCATTTGGCGCATTTTCGCTTAACCATGTTGTACCGCTGTCACCAACCGTTGCACTAGTAAGGCTGATAGGTCTGTAAAAATAATGTAATTCCGCAGTATAAACTTCCGCAGGGGTTGGTGCTAAAATAAAGTTGTTTATGTCAAAATAAGCGTAATATTTAGGAACACCTGTAGCATCTGTTGGATTTACAGATTGAATGTAATTAACATCTTTTTCTAATAAAAATTCTTTAGTAGTACCATTTAAAACAGACAAACTAAATGACGCTAAATAATCCGAAGGAACTTGCAAGTACGGATTAGTCCCCGTTCCCGACGTTACACCCGTTACATTTTTTCTAAAGTACTGTAGATCTATTGAGTTCAATATTGTTTGTTCGGCGCTCTGTATAAAATCATCGATATTAGCCACAAACGAGGTTTCCGTGTTGTCCGTATAATTTTGTATAGCAGCTTTTAATTGTGCGTATGTATAGCTCATGTTGTTACCACCTTTACACTACCTACGGAACCCGTTCCTGGGAGATCGTTAGGAGTTAATCCATAGTCATTTCTCATTCCTACAGGATTCCAACCCCATTGAATACTTCGTTGCTCAGTTAAATTTTGTTCTGGCCTTGGATCTTTTAAAGCCTGAGCATCAGGTTTGACCCTAATAGGATCTAATTGTGGTTGTTTTGGTTCCCATTCATCTTTTCCAACTAAGAAACCTGTCCATTCTTTTCTCATATCTTTTAATCTATATCTAAATCCAGAACGGTCTGAAATTCCATAAGCCCATCTGTCACTAGCATATTTAGACATTATTATAACCTCTTAGGGAAGGAGCGACATGAAAAGAAGCCCTATCTCGGTCTTCTTCCATTGCCCTATCCATCTCTTCATCATAAATACCTTTTAATAATTGTATTCTATCAGGAGCTTTTTTTATAGCTATATAATAAGATAATCCTGCCGCTAAAGCAGGATAAAACCTAAAAGGAACGCCAATAGTATCAGTATAAGTATCCGCATCGTATAATCTAGTCAGAGCATCATAATATATACTATCCGTAGAATTATCAGGTAAAGGCCAAATTTTTAAATTAGGAGTAATTTGACGATCTAAAAAGAATTGAGTAGGTCTCCCTGTTGTGGTTTTAGAGGGTATATTTAAATAAGCATCTCTACTTATTCTTTCTAATGAATAATCTGTTCCGTCTCTTCGAACTACAAGTGATAGTATATCTATAACATCAGCATTTAAATCATATTCACCATCATTTTGAATAACAGTAAAATTTCTTTGCGTTATAGTCCATTGATTTAAACCTCTGTTAGCCCAATCTGCAAATAATAAATTCATAGACCTTTTTGCAGTTTTTAAATCATAACCAGTTCTTGCGTCTAAACCACAACGCTCAAAAGCTTCTTCTATATATTCAGAAACATCTAGTTCAAAATCTTTTGAGTTTGATACAGTCATAATTTACATTTCCCTTTGACTATCTGCATTTCCATCTTTTTCTAGCTTGACGAAGCCGACTGTTGGGGTCTTTAGCCGCCTTCGGAAACTTTTTCATTTGTCCAGCAGACCTAGCGCAATAAGACTTTCGTCTCTTCGCATCCTTGCTACCTTTCTTAACTGTTCCCGTAACCGCAGTCTTTAACTTTGATTTTGGGTTCTTTGCTCTATACGATGCAACACCAGCTTTTGTCATTCCCGCCCCACTCTTAGTAGGGCGAAAGTTCTTTTTATTTCTCTTTGGCATGTTATCAGCCATAAGAACCTCTAAGCGTAGAAGATCGTTGCAGAGGACGCATTAACAGAACTGTAAGTAAGGAACGCACCGTCTGGAAATACCATTCCATTGTCTGGGACATCTGGATATTCCGAACCCACACCCGCAGGAGTTTGATACTGTAAAAGAGCCGTTCCTGTTACAGAAGCGTTTCTAAACGAAATCGTTCCACCCGTAGCAGTGCTGACTAAATAAATACCTTTTAATCTACATCGTCCTGCAAAAATAGTAGCTTGAATTGTAGAGCCTGATCCCGCTATAACTGTTCCCGCTGGATCACCTACTGCGGCTATCTGAGTAACCGTTGCAAATACTGATGTTCCTGTTGCTATTCCCGCGTTTGCGCCTGTAATAGTTTCTGCTAGACCCACTCCGTTTGCATTTGTTCCAGTAACTGTAAAAGTTATTGCACTGTCATTACCACCAGAAGTAATAGTAACATTTCTTGGACTGTCAAAAGTAACGGCACCGCCGTCTGCTAACGCACCAGTTATAACTAAGTTAGCGTTGTTTCCAACCTGTGCGCTTACTGAAATTCCGTTCGGATCTGCTGCTGCTGATACAATAAACGTGGCTTGTACGTCTGAACCCGCCATATTATTCTCCTTTAAAGTGTAGGCGGGGAGTTACCCCCGCCAGATTAATTAACTAGTAGCAAAGACCGAAGTACCCGCCGCAGCCGCAGTACCTGAAGACGCGAGACGCGCTTCCGCTCTCCACGCAGCTCCACTATAAGTAAATACTATGCGGCTTCCAATTCCCGGGCCCGCGTTGGATAGACCAACTGCATTAAGGAAATCATGGCTAGTGCCATTCGCTACTAACACTGCGTTAACATTTGCTAGTACAGTAGTGTTCTTGTATATTGCAGAATTTACTGCAAAGAACTCACCCGAAGTACCAAACTTCATAGTCTGTCCGTTAGACGCAAGAACGTTGTAATCAACAATAATTGAATCGCCTTCTTCGGAATCCGCTTGAGCTGGTAGCGTTGCTACTATCGCGTTACCATTAGCTGGTGTAAGATAGTGAGTGTTTTTTACCAGAGGTGCATCGAAACCGTTTGCCATTTGTAAAATGGTTCCCGTTGCTGCAACTACACCCGTTTTATTAGAAATACCGTCATCTACTTTAGCTGACTCACCATAGGTTGAACCCGTAGTTATGGTTCCGGTTGTAGCGTCAATATCAATATCATGAAATCCGTTTTGAGAACGAACTGGTCCGTTAAAAGTTGTATTAGCCATGTTAATCTCCTTGTCGTGGCAAATGTCAGACGCGGAATGCGGCTGTCAAGGTGATTGTAGAATACATCAATTGAAAAGAAAAAGAAAGGGTCAAGCGTTAATACTTGACCCTCCCCCTATTTATTTATCTTTTTTAGCTTCTTCTGCAATAATAAGTCCTAGAATGGCACATGCAACACCGATGAACAATAATTCGCCCACACCCGATATTATACCTATACCTATTACTCCTACACCTATCGCAGCATAGCTTGACGGTTCAGACAGACGGCCTGTGATCCAATTAATAATTTTCATTTTACTCTCCTTTTTAAACGAAAAAAGGGCGACTGAATAGCCGCCCTCTCTATTTTTAAATAGTTCCGTTACGCTCCTGGCGATCCGAAGACACAACGTGGATCCGAGAATCCGAAGCTGTAACGCTCCCTAGCCTTGTATCTCATGTTGCCTGTATCGAAGTCAGACTCCATGTTGGTAGCCATCGGAGTACGCTCAAAGTGGATAAACCCACGAGGTGCATCTGTTTTAACCCACCACGCATCTGGATCATTTAGGAAGTCATTGACAGCATAACCGTCAGGAACCATTCCCATTGTTTTGATTGCGTTAGCGTCGTTATCCGCAGTGCCAACCCGAAGATTAGATACCATGATACGTTCTGCGATGAACTGAAGTTGACGTGGTAGAATTAACTTCATACCGCGAAGAGCAACTTTTAGCCCACGCTCATCCACATAGCCAGCGATGTTGATTAACGCATCTTCCAAAGAAGTTTCGTTTAGATCAGCAGCAACCGCTGGTGTGTTTGATAGTGTCCCACCATTAACAAGAGGGTGTGAAGCTGAACAAAGTGCAACTCCATCTCCTCCGGCAGAAGCACCACCTGTGAACGCGTTGTTCAAGATGCTTGCAGCTTTTACCTGTTTCGTGTGAGCCATTGACCTAGCAAGAGCACGGGTATATCGGCTTCCGAGACGATCATAAAGATTGTCCTCGATAGCTTCTTCCGTGATTGAGAATGCCAATGCGATGGTTTCGTTGTTGTAACGAGCTGTGTAGGCCTCGCCAGCATCATCGAAATTTACTGCGTTGCCTTCCGACTTGTTCGGAGCAGCACCAAATCCAGAGAGCATAACCTCTTCTTCAAACGCTCTGTCTGAAGATTCAGTCGTATAGATCTCTGCATGTTGGTTTTCGTACCTGTCGTATTCCATGCCAAATAAGGCATTGAGACCAGGCTCTAGCTCTTTCGCTAGTTGTGCGCGTGATATAGCCATTTGCTAGTCTCCTTTCTACGCTAGTGCTATCGTAGAAACAGTACCCTGTGCAACGGAACCAGTAGGTGCGTTGAAGTGGTTGTTTATACGAACGATTAAGGGAATACCAGCAACAGTAAAGTCTTCATTATCGACATCGTCTTGGATGCCCATAACTCTAAGAGCTAAAGCTGCGGTATTTGCGACAGTATTTAGATCCGCAGTTCCAGAAGATATACCAGTACTATCAGTACCAGTGTTACCCGCTGCAAGAGCGATGTTTGAGAAGACCGCTGTGCGAACCTCTGCTTCAGTGTTGTAGCCAGCTACTACATTAGATGTAGCAATTGAGAACAATTGGTTTGGACTGTCATACAAGAAAGCTTTGACGGGGAAATTAGTATCCGCGCCAGAACCTTGCCAAGTATTAGAGAAAGTCATTTTACCAGTAGAGCTTGAAACGAACTCACAACCCCAGAAAACACCGACAATAGAGACAGTACCACCAGCCGCAGCTTGTAGATCGTCAATAACTCCAGTGGCCAACGGAATAACCGCTTGGCCTTGAAAGAGCTTGTTAGTGTTTCCGGCAGCTATTCGATATTCGCTCAAACCAGTGGAGTTGGGTACAGCACCCTGCATACTTATCGGTCTAAGACCGTATGCACCATTAGTATTTGCCATTATAGCACCTCATTAATTAATCAGAAGAGGGTTTTCCTCTGCCGAAGGTTACACGACTTTGCCTACTCTGATGAATAGGCATCAAAGGATTTTGTTCCTTCATTAGATCTTGATCGACTGCCGTCATTGCTTCGCGGGTCCGGGTCCCGTAATACTCGTTTCTTTCATTGGCGGTTTCGATAGGTATTCGACACAACATTAAGCCACCATTACCAATAACCCCTGCAAATTTCCCATCTTCGATGGTCGGAGCTTCATAGTCAGGATACTCTTCAGAACGAACGGCTTCCCATCCTTCACGAAGTTTAGCATGAACATTTGTCTTGTCATCCTCTCCTCGCATAGCTGTTCGTATCCAACGATGCACATAACCCGCTGGGGGTTCGGGCGCATCTAGGCGGCTGGGCGGTGCCCAGGGTTTTCTGCGCGATTCTTTTTCTCGCGTTTCAGTTGATCGTGGTGCTCTTGCTTCTGCCATGTTTTTAATCCTTCACATACTTTGCATATTCCGAAATAGGTACATTAAGCTTCTTTGCCATTGCAACTTGCGATGGAGTTAGCGTCACGGTCCTGCGCCCCTTTTTTATATTGCGAGATGCGGAAGATCCAGCGGGTGCGACCTGGGTACTTCCTCCCGTTTTCTTAACGCCTAGTTTTGCCGGAAATTCCGACAACAATCTGCGGTCTACTTCAGTATAGTACTCATTGGACAGCGGGTCAAACCCTTCTTCCTCTACCATCTTACGATGAATACCAAATGCGGCATAGGTCATGACTTCATCTTGACCAAACCAAGTGTTCTTTTCTGCCCAACCCCGTGCTTTAGGATCCTCTTGTCTAGGGGGAGGAGGTGGTGCGGCTTGTTGCGGTGCAACAGCCTGCCTTTGCTGTTCGGGCTGTGCTTGTTCCACAGATATTCTCTGGTCAGCACGTTGTTTTGCGATATTATACTTATCAGAATCTATAGTCGCACGAGACAGATATTCTTGTGCTTTGACTACGGCATCTGAATCTCCAGACTCGTAAGCTTCCTTGTAAGCTTGTCTAGCTGTATGCAATTGAGCGTCAACTTTAGCTCCATACTGATTTAAAAAACCACTATCTAGTTGTTTGTTATGAGCTTTCAGGTTGGTGTTTTCATGCAACAGTTTCTCTGCAAATCTCTGAGCCTCTTCTTTATCACGTTTTTCTTGGTGATATTTTGCTGTTTGTTTCTTAATCCGGTTTTGAACATTCTTACTATACGTTTCAAGCTCGTCGCCAGTGTCCTCGCTAGAAGCCTCTTCTTGAACCCTAACTTCAGGTTCTTCGACAGCAACTTTTTCTTCTGGTGCTTCACTCCCAGCCTCTTCTACTTCAATAACCACCGGTTCTTCAGCATCCCCAGATTGTTTAATCTCAGTTTCTTCACTCATGTTTCTCTCCTAAATATGTTTAACGTCATCTGGTTCTAAAATAGTAGCGATAACTTCGTCATCATTTATGATGCGAACTTCGCCTCCCTCT